GCCAATATCGAAGTCCAGCGCGCGTGACGCTCGATCTCGGTCATGGGCTTGTGCAGGAAAATGCTGGGATCAATGCCGTAATATTTCGCCAGCTTGTAGCATTCGAGCGTCAATTCGCTGAGCGGGCGCCCTATTGCCAGCGATCGGGCATAAAAAAAAGTGCAAGCATCGTCGCCCCATTGTTCCAGTCGGTTGGATGCATGGAGCGGATCGTCGACGGCGGCACACCCGCGAGATGCGCCATCATGCCGGTCATGGCCGCCGAGTCGTAGTGAACCATGATCGGCCGCTCGAACAGCGCCATCGTCACCGGATTGCCGATGCGTTCGATGTCGCCCGCGGTCGGTTCGCGAAATGTGATCTCCATCACCGGCTCGCCGTTGGCGATCACCTGCTTGCGCAAAATCAGCTTGCCGTCCCACGCCGGGACGCCATTGGCTTCCGCACCATTGACCTTCTCAGTGACTTTTTCTTCCGGCTTCGCAGCCTTCACTTCTTCTTCAGCCATATTATCCTCGCTTCCTACGCGCGGCCCCCAACTGGCGCGTTATAGAGTTGATAGTCTGCGATGAAGTCGCGCAGTTCGCGATCCATCAGTTGCAGCTTGAATGCTTCGCTGTGATCCTCGCGCCGACGCGCCGCGTCGACCATGTTCGAGAACACGTGCTGCGCGCCAGCAAAGAACGTCATGCGCATCTCAAAGACCTGCTGTTCCGACGCCATCGGATGCACCGATTGCGCACGGTAATGCAGCCAGCCCGCTTCGACGACGCGCCCGGCACTAACCAAGCACGCGATCTCTTCTTGCAGGTTCATTACGCGTTGATCTACGGGTTGATCTCGTCGCACGAAACGCCTTCGAACCGCACCCGGAACTGACCCTCACGGGTATTGAGTTCGAACGCTGCGCGCGACCACGCCTCACGCAAGACGTAGGTCTTGCCGTTGGCCAACTCCGCGGTGACCGTGGCGTTGATGATGTTGGCCACGTCTTCGACCGATAACTCCGGCACCGTCGACACGTCGCCCTCGATATACGGCACGCGCGGAAGCTCACTGAAGCCATGCACGTAGTCTTGCCCGGCGATGCCCGCGCGCTCGATCGGCGAGGGAGAGACGGTGAAGTTGCCGCGGAGCGGATACAGGTCACCATCCACTTTCAAGAACGCAATTCCAGCGATGCGTTGGGCCAAGTTAACCTCCTATGATGCGAAAGGTCGAGCGCGCCCGCGTGCGAGCGCGCCTAGTCGTGACTGAGCGTGAGTGAGTGAAACGGCCGCTTAGCCGCCGATGATGGCGGTATCGATGCCGCGATTGTATTGCAGCCGGAACTGCGCGAGCACGGCGAAGATGCGCAACTGGTTGATCAGGTCGGGCGGGTAGAGCACATTCGCGCGGTTTGGATCATTGCTGTCGCGCTCGACGATAAGGTTGTCCTTGAACGCGCGCATATTCTCCACGAGACCGTTCCACATATCGAGCGCGTATTCCGAGACAAGCTCGGCCTTGATGATCTTCGGCGTGACGATCGCCTGCCCCGGCCCGAAGCGCGTGTCGTCGTCGGCCAGCTTGTGGCGCGGATATTTCGTCGTGATGGCGTAGCGCTGATTGCGGATCAGCTTGGCCAGCGTCGCCAGCGTGGTGACTAGTTCGAACGCGTCGTCGCCGAAGCCGTAGGCGTTGACCTGATAGGTCGTGCTTTCACGCGAGATCATCGGCCCGTCGCTCGGCACGACGGTGCGTTGCGTGGCGATGCCGGAATAGGCCAGCGTGTTCAACTCCGGCAGGTTGAACAGTTCGTGGAACGGCGCGGGCAGGATGCCTTCCAGGTGCAAGGTCTGCAGCGGCCGGGCCGGGTCGTTGATCAGCGCGCGCGCAGCTTTGGCGGCATACGCGGCGCACCATTGGAATTCCGGAGCGGGCGATGTCGGCTCGACGCCGAGCACCGAGAGCACCTTGCCGTTGCGCGAGAGCCCCCACGTCACAAGATCGGAGTAGGTCCCGCGCATGGCCGAGAACAGATGGCCGAAGTGCTGGCGCATCCAGCCCCAGCGTCCGGTGTCACTGAAGCCGTATTCCTCTTCCCACGCGACCAGCGACGTACTGTCGGTGTAGGGTAGCGCGACGTATTCGAATTCCGTCTCACCCATGTTGGCGATGGCGTTGGTGAAATCGGGAATGCCGACGCCGCCGGAGAGCAAGCCGATGCCGCTCGTCGCGTTGGAGTATGTGAGCGTCAGTCCAACCGGCAGTTCTTCGCCGCCGATCTTGCCGTAGTACGAGTCGCGGAGCGTGATCATGTTGCCATTGAGCCCGCCCCACTTGCACGTGAGCGTGACCACGGCGCCGCTCGAAGTCGCGTTCACCGGCAGTTCTTTGTTCTGGTAGAGCGGCGAGTTGATCGCGTCGGCGATCGAGTTGGCGACATCGTTCACGGTCGCCGTCGCCGGGATGTTCACGCGCACGTTGGTGCCAGCGACATAGAGATTGATCGTTCCCGCCTCGGTCGGCGGTGTCGCCACCGTGACGGTGCCAGTGGCCTTGCTCGCCGCGGGCGGCTCGGCAAGCGGTATCGCCCACACTTCGTTGCCCCAGTTGTTCTGGAAGAACGCATGGAACATGCTCGCCAACTCGCTGCCCTGACCGAACAGCCGGTCGGCGTCCATCTGGCGACCACAGATGATCGGCACGTCGGGAATGGCGACGCCGTTATTCGCAGCGGCTGTGCCCGTGCCGGAAGTCATCATGATGCCGACCAGCAGCGAACGCATGTGACTGACCGGAAAACCTGCCATCGAGCCGTCAACCTCGACCCAATAGAGTGGTTGGCGCCAGTTGGCGGGAATGTTGTTGAAAGAGATCGGCATATTGCGCCTCCTTTGCGATTAGATCAGTTCGATTAGCTCGACGATGTGTCCGAGCGTGACGTGACGCGCCGCGGTGCATCTTTCTGCGGCGGCTTCAGCGACACGTCGCCGTCACGAATGCGACGTTGCGTGAATTGATCCATCGGCCACTCGGCCCAACCATCGCGATTGAACGCGGTGTGATTGGCGGGGTGCACGATGAATTTCTGGACGTTGTCTTTCAACGCGTAGACGCGCGGCATCGCAGTGCTCCATGTTTTGATCGAGAAGACAGGAAAGCGCGAGCGATCAGGGCAGGATCGTCAGCGTAGGCTTCTGCCAGTACAGGCCCAGCACCGTATAATCGTTCACGGTCAATTCGCCCTGGATCGGCAAGTCGTACTGGATATTGAATGGCGGCTCGATCGAGGCTGGATCGTAGGGCCACGGCACCACTTGGACGTGGATACGCCGCAGGTCGTCGGTGACGATCGGCGGGAAGCCCGCGCGGAAGCGATAGGTCTGATCCATCTGCAGTTCGGCGACCGGCGTTTCGTTGGTGATCGACGTGTTGCCGAAACGAAAGACACGCTCGCCGCCAAGGATGCCCTCGATCTCGACGATGTCGTCCGGCGGCTGCGCGGGCGTCTCGAAGCGATGCCAGTCCTGCCGCCGCAGGATGTTCATGATCACGACCGACGCCGCGTCGAGCGCCTTTTCAGCGACGGTTTCATCGTTGCTCTGCACGAACACCTGATAGCCGAGCCGGGTTTCGTAGATGAACCGCGGATCGCCCGCGTTGGGATCACCGTCGGGCGTGGTGCGCTCGCGGATGAAATAGACCGCGACGAACGGAAGCTGATCGACCTGGATGCGTTGCATCTTGGTCGTGCCGAATTTCTTCACGTTCTGGAATGTCGGCAACTCTTTGAGCCGCGCCAGCATGCCGTCGCGGATGATGTAGGAGTAACTGTTAAGCTCCGGCGTCAGGTCGACGAATGTGTTCTGATAGAACTTGCTCACGACAGCACCGGCAGCGCGAAGTCAGGGCTGGCGAGACCGTAAGGCAAGACCGGCAGCGTCGTCGTCGGGTTGATGGTCATCATTGGCATCGCAAAATCGAGATCACCGACCGCGAGCGCGTCGACTTCAATCAGATAACCCGGCACCAGCGTCGGCAGCATGCGCGTGAGGATCAATGTCAATTCGCCGCCCGCGTTGCCACGCTGTCCGTGCACGTCGGCGACCACGAAGTTGCCGCCGTCTACGTCGTCCTCCCACGGGATGTAGAAGACATCGCCCTGCACCGGCAGCGTCGGCCACTCTGGCATGAAGATGTCCAGTTCGGTGCGCGTGTCGGTCAGGATCGATCCATCCATCGCCACGACATCGGTTTCGTTCGTGTCGAAGATGCCACGCGAGGGAAACGACGACGCCCCCGGCTGGCTGGCCGCCGGATAGCAGGTGACCGTCCGCGCGAACGTGTCGAAGCACGGCAGATAGGCATACATGGCGAAGTCCATGCCCATCTCACCAAGCTCCCCAAAAATCATGCAGCCGTCGATACATCACGTGCTCGCACATGCGCGCCTGTTGCGCCGCGGTCGCTCGCCGCACGCGCATCGTGCGCCGCCGCGTTGCCGGATAGCGGCGCCGCGGATCGTGGGCGTGACGGCCGCCCGCTTGCGCGTAGCTGTCGGCGTGCTGCTTGCCTTCCTGCATCGCGTCCGGAACCATCTCGGTCCCGCGGCGCATGATCAGCGCGGTCACCTGTTCAAGCTCGGTCGTGCCGACGACGATCACGTCAGACCCAATAACGCAGGTAACGATTGAGCACGGCCATGGCTTGGTTCCAGGTCGGCGAGAGATCGCCGACTTTGGCCGTCTGCGCCGCCATTGCAATTTGCCCCGGCGGATAGAACTGCACGCGCGCATGCTTGTGGCTGACGCTGCGCACGCCCGACATGATCGCGCCGCGCAGATAGATGTAATAGTCCTCGCGCGCGCAAAGCAGCGCAACGCGCTTGAGATCATCGGGCGCGTCCTCCGGCAACTTGTAGCCGCCGGAATAGATGCAATCGATATCGCCGTTCCACACGGCGCCCGGCTTGTAGAGCATGCCGGTCTTCTCTTCCAGGACCCAACTGGGATCGGTTCTGATATCTACGCCGTCGACGGTGAACGTCTCGATGTCGCTCAGCTTGACCGGCCAGCGTGAAAAATACAGCCGCGCGATATTGACGACATCGTAGAAAGTCTCGTCGACCTTCTCGAAGCCGAAGATGCGATTGCACAGCTTCGCGCACTGCGCCGACACGCCATCGATGATCAACGTGAGTTCGTCATCCTTCGACGTGTCGCTCGTCGCGATCCGCAATGAGGTCTTAAACTCGTCGAGCGTCATCAGGTCCTGCGTCGCCGCAGGCGTGATCACGTTGAGGATGTGCTGCGTGGTCATCGTTGTGGCCCGCGCGGTCCGGCACGACGAATGGCGTGCACGATCGGCTTCGCCCGCTGCTTGGCCTGCAGCTTGCGCCGGATCGTCGCCTCACGTTCCAAGCGCGCCCCCGCGGTGTTGAGATATTTCTTCGGGCGCGGGCCGATGTTCATGCGGAAGTCCATCAGGAGTCCTCCTGGAACTGTTCAAAGAGCGCGCGTACATCGAGCGATGGGACGATGCTGCCGTCACTCATAACCGGCTTGATCGAATAACTCTTGCGATCGATCTTCCAGCCGACGATATGCGCGGCGCTGTCGCCTTTCTCGCCTTTGTCACCCTTCGGGCCCACGGGCCCGCGCTCGCCTTCGCCGCCGCGCTTGCCTTGACTCGCCAGCAATTGCCAGCCCCTGCCCGGGCATTCGCCGGGATCGTCCTGCTTGGCGATGAACGACCCGCCGTTGAGGCTCACGATGTCGAGCCATTTGTATTTTTGCTCGGCCTCGAAGAGCCCGCGCACCATCGGCGTCTTGGCATCACGGCCTGCAGCCGCGAGCATCGTCCAGCCGTCACCGCCGGGCACCGTGGCGAGATCGCGCGTCGCCTGAAACAACTCGCCCTCATAGGTGACGATTTCGCCGCGATAGGTGATCTCGTCTTGGCGCCAGATTTTGACGATCGGCAGAAATCCGGGCGGCCCTTGATCGCCACGCTCGCCCTTCTCGCCACGGGCGCCGGGCTCTCCGGGCGCACCATCGCTGCCATCGATGCCGTCGGCGCCTGCCGGACCTTCGGGGCCTTCCAGCCCGCGCTCGCCCCGCGGCCCTTGTTCGCCGCGCTCTCCGGGCGGGCCCGTTCGTCCGATCTCGCCGGGCGGGCCGCTGTAGCCGTCCTTGCCGCTTAGACCCGGCAGTCCTTGCTCGCCGCGGTCACCCTTCTGGCCGCGATCACCCTTCTCGCCACGATCGCCGGGCGGCCCGACGATGCTGGCGCCGGGAAGCCCGCGCTCGCCGCGCTCTCCGGGAGCGCCGGGCGGACCTTGCTCGCCGCGGTCACCCTTCTCGCCCTTGGCGCCTGCTTGGCCGGGCTCGCCACGGTCACCATGGGCCCCATTGATGCCATCGCGGCCGGACGGCCCAGCCGGGCCCATATCGCCCTTCTCGCCGCGCTCGCCGCGCGGGCCCGGGGAACCTTCCGGCCCGACGATGCTGGCGCCACGCTCGCCGGGCGGCCCGCGATCGCCGACCACACCGGGGAAACCGGGCTCGCCGGGCGGGCCGATCTCTCCGCGCTCGCCTCTTTCGCCGCGCTCGCCGCGATCGCCGGGGGCGCCGTCCTTCACGCTATCTTGCGCCGATGCGATGTGCGTGAGCGCTCGGGCCAGCGCGGCTTCGACCTTTTCCTCGAACGCGGCAAGTCTTTCGTTCGTGCGGATCGCCAGTTCGGCGAGTTGCGCGCGATGCCGTGCTTCCTCCAACTCTTGGCGCTTTTCGAACCGCTCGACGATGCGATCGAGCGCGTAGCCGCCCGCTTCAAGAAGCGCCTCCGAGATCACATCGGCTTGCACGCTCTCGTGCCGCCCGCTTCCGTTCGTGTCGTCGTTGGATGGAGAGAAGTTGTCTTCCGATTGATCGTTGTCTTGCATCAGTCTGACTCCCTGGCGCCGGTTGCGATGATCCTGGCGGCGCGGACGGGGCAGACGGCGATGGCGGGATTTTTGTTGGTTGCTGTCCCGACGCTCGCGCCGGGATTGCTGCCGCTGCTGAAAGTGGGACAACCTGCTGTTGAACACGGGGCTCGTCGCCAAATTTGACGCTGTCCAGGTCCTCGCTGTTGCGCGCTTCGTTCGGTGATAAAATTCCGCCTTGCACCGCGCGCGTCAGCCCTTCGATGCGATCCTTGTAGTTCGATCGCAGCAAAGCCCGGGTGTTGAACTCAACATACTCGTCGGGCTGTCCTTTCAATTGGAACAGTACACCGAACGCCTCTTCGATGTGATTGAGCGCAAAGCCAAGCCCCGACGACAGCCATGACTGGATCAGCGCTTCAGTCGAACGATAGGTCGCCTGCCCAAGCCCCAAAATCTGCAGCGGCACGCGGAACGCCAGCGCGATGTGCTGTTCGCTCAGCTTGAACATATCCGCGATCATCGCGTCCTTGCCGGGCGTCGTCCACGGCTGCACCTTCAAGCCGTGCGTGAGGATCGGCGTGCCGCCTGCCATCAGTCCCTTGACTTGTTCGTTCCAGCGCTCGCGCAGCGCTTGCACGACATCCTTGTCGAGCGGCAAGTCGGTGCCCAAGACTGCCGATGGACGCGCTTGGTTCTGATAGAACTGCAGTTGCGTGTCGGTCATCGCGCCGATGGTGGCGATGTCCGACAGCGCCGACATCAGCGGCGTCTCGCCGCGCAGCGGCCATGGCCACAGCCGGTACATCGTATGCAAGCGCACGTGCAGCACGTCGCGCGCGGGCACGATCAACGCGGCTTGTCCGCCGGTATCCTGCGCCAACCTGCGCGCGATAATCTGGTTGCCCGCGAGATGATAGAAAACGTCGCCGGTCACCGCGAGTTGCGCGCGGCACATGCGCGAGTCCATCAGATGCAACTCGCTGACTTCGAAACGATCGTTGCGCAGCGCCAGCGCATACGCGTTTCCTTCGAGATACAGGAACCGCGTCAGGTTCAACATGAAGTCGCTGATCGACTGGTAATCGTTGGGATAGCGCAGGATGCGTGAGAGCGCGGATGTCGTGACCCGATCGCGCCCGTGTTTCGCATTGCTGCGCCAGTGGTCGCCCGGGCACATCGCGACAGTCTGCGAGTACGCGGAGACGCATGCCTCGACCATCGCCTGCCGCGTCGACAGCGGCACCGGGATATGGCCCTGTTGCCACCAGTTGATGGCAGCGCCATCCGGCAACCAGCCGCCGGTAACAGGCAGATAATATGGCCCAGCACGGAATTCGCCCTCGACCGATTGCCCGATCGAACGCAACACCGTCTGCAGCGTGCGTACTACGAGATCGCGCGCGCCCATTCACGTGAAAATTCTTGGCGAGAGGGAAAAGAGAAAAGAGGCCCCGCGGCTTGCCGGAGCACTTACCGGGGCCCCGAAGTTCGTCACGTTCGGCGCGGCCCGGGAGTGGCCTGCCGGGTTTGATACGGCGCCGCTGGCTTACCAGCTTCCATGTGACGCGTCTGCAGGAATGGATCAGGTCCGCTCCCATCGTCTTCGTGTTCGGTGATCGTCTCGCCCAAGGCGTGGCGATCGTTTTCCTCTTGCGTCGGTGTCGGCTTGCCCTTCATGCGCTCGGCATATTCGGCGTCACCGCGCGCGCGGATTTCCTTCGATCGCTTTGCTTCGGGATGTTCCGGCATGTTCGTGCTCCTGTGAGAGGGTCATGCGCACGGCTTAATCAAGATCGCCGTGCGCCAACATTTATTCACGCTACGCGAGTCGCGTTATCAACTCCACGTGACGTTCTGCATCCACACGACGGTGCCAGCGCGTCGCTGCAGCCAGTTGATCGGCAGCACAAGGCGAAGCGCGAGCGAGTCCGTCTGCCACAGAGAACGCTGCGGCGCGGCAACCGTTCCCGGCGATCCAGTACCGACCAACTCAAGTGGAGTCGAGTCTTCCATGTGCAGGGTCGCTTGGTC